TTAGCCGAGCAAGGCGCGCTCGGCTGCCTCCAGCTCCGACCCGTCGTCGCCACTCGGGAACAGGTGCCCGTAGGTGTCGAGCGTCATGGCGATGGTCGAGTGCCCTAACCGCTCCTGAACCATCTTCGCGGGCAGCTCCAGCCCGCCGTCCACGCGGCGGTTGATGCACCACGACGCATAGAAGTGGCGGAGGTTGTGAAGCCCCGGATATTTGGCGACGGGTACACCGCCCTCGCTGACCACCGTGACGCCGGCCGCGACCTGGGCAGGCCGGAAGCCGCGGTTGACGAGGTTCGGATAGTGCTCGATCCCGCCACGCCCGGTCGGGAAGGCGAGGCCCAACGCGCTTGCCGGTGCCATGTCGCGCCATGTCGCGAGGGCCGCCACGAGGGCTGGCGGGATCGGAATGACCCGCTCCCCTGCGGCGGTCTTGGGCGGGCCGATCATGTTGTACCTGTCGGCCCGCTGCCGGACGTGCAATTCCCGCCGGTCGAGGTCTAGGTCGGTCCAGCGAAGCCCACGCAATTCGGAGGCGCGCAGGCCGGTGAAGATCGCAGTCATCAGGATCGGCCGCCACTTGGCGTTCAAGGCCACCACGATGGACCTGATTTCGGCCGGCATGGGGATGTCCACCCCGACCTTCAGCCTGCCCTTCTGGCGCCGCTCGGCATGGCGTTCCTTGCCCTTCTTGCGGCTGCCCCGGAGGTCGCGCACCACGTTGCGGGCGATGAGGCCGCGCTCCTGGACGTCGGCGAGCGCGAAGCCGAGGCTCCCCACGATCCGCTTGACCATGGCGGGGGAGCGCTTGTGGCCGGTCGCCTCGCCGGGCAGGGGCTCGCCACGGCGTAGCTTGTCCTCGAACTCGCGCACCATCGGCGCCGTGAGCTGCGATAGCTTCGTGCGGCCGAGAAACGGATTGATGTGCAGCTCGACGTGGTTGCGGTAGGAGTCGACAGTGGTGCGCTCCAGGGCACCGCACGAGGCCAGCCATAGCTTCATGGCCTCGGCTACCGTAATACTCTGACTGTCCGGCGTGTGGACGCCGGAGCGGACCTCGACCACGGCCGTCGCTGCATAGGCGTCGGCTTCCTTCTTCCTCGCGAACGTCTTCAGCCGGCGCTTGCCGGCTTGGTCGAGGTAGTCGACGACCCACGCGCTCTTCGCCTCGCCCTTCGGCGAAGTCCACTCCCGCTTCCGCACGCTCGCCATGAATGCCGCTCCGACGATCATCGGCGGCGATCCTATCCCGAGCGCGATGGAACGGCAGAATCCGTCACGGTGACGATTTGCCGGCCCTCTCAGCAGTCCGGCCAAATTGGCCGCACAGGGCTCGCCCGCGCCATGGGAACCATTAACGAATGTGAACAAGGTGTGGTCCTGTGCATTGACCTCCGTGAAGATGTCACGGTCGGCTGCCGGTATCAGAAGATGAAACATCCAACTCGCCACGGGCAGGACAACGTCACGAGCGTAGCGCCCTCTGCGAAAAGCACAGGCCTGGCGGGAAGCCAGCCGAAACCGGCCGACGGGGTAACCGAAGCCGAGAAGACGCCAGTAGTCCGTCGCGCGTATGCGGAGCCGGTGGGATCGACTGCACCTCTGTTTTCCGGCTGGTGACTTAGCCCGCCCGCGCGCTGCGGACGGACCGGCACGTCAGAGCGCGATTTCCTCGTGTCGCTCGACGATGAGGCCGGGACATCGCGGCTCGCTGTCGGCCACGTACCGGATCGCGGCCACCCGCATGAAGGCCCCGGCGGGCAGGTAGGGGAGCGGTGTGACCCGTTCGGTCGCCCCTAAGACGCACCACCCATCGGCGCCGGCCGTGATCTCGCGCATGGCGCCTGAGAATGCTTCCCAGGCATACCGGGCACGTTCTCGTGGGTTGCCGAGGGCCGGAGCCGCCATGGCTTGCGATAGCGGCACCGGTACGCCGGGGATGCCGATCAGGGTCACGCCGCCGCCGATGAGCGGGAGGGTGGCGAGGCCGCGAAGGAATGAGCGGCGGTCAGACATGGGCGCCATCCCGTTCCACCGTCGCGCCGATCGCGCAACCGACGTCGACGGACCAGAACAGAGCGTCCTCGTAGGACTGCTGTGCACCGCCGGATCGTCGTCCTCGGCGTCATCGGGTCCGCTGCGGAGGAACCCGCGTCCGTGGCGCTCCAGCGCCGTGATGTCGCCATCGGCCGTGGTCTGGCCAAGCGCGAGCTGCCCGACGTTCGCGGCCCAACCCAGGGTCTCCTCACCCTCGTCGAGGATGTCGCCGCCGTCTTCGTTCACGGCCTCGGCTTCGTCGTGCCGCGTGCTGCCGTCCGCCCAATGCTCTTGTGATGAGGTCGCATCGCACAAGGCGAATTGGTAGCAGGACGGATGCCGCTCAGGTGCCCCGAGCATGGGCTCATCATCGTCTTCGGCTTCACGATCGTCGTGGCTGTCCGACAGGATGGGCTTGCCGTCGATCCACCCGAGGGAGGGTTCGGCCGTGCCGTCGTCTTCGAGGTCCACGCCCGCCGCGTCCAAGGTGTCGAGGGTGGAGATGGCAGTGTCGAGGGCGTCGCCGATCACGGCGGGGTCGAGCGGCACGAAGCCGGGCTCCATGAGCCTGGGAAGCCCGAGCGCTGCTAACAACGCCGTCCCATGGTCGAGGGCACCCTCCAGGACGCGGCGCATGTGGAGGGCCTGGGCGAGGTCTTCGGCGGTAGCGGGAACAACCTCGTTCTTATCAGAAACGAGGTCCGTTCTTGTTCCCGGATGCCCAACCTCCCCCCGTTCCTGCGCCGCGTCGTATTCGTCGGCTGCCGCGAGATCGGGGTTTTCCCCAATTTCGGGGAAAAGGGTCAGGGCCGGCGTGGGGACGGCACCGGCCCAGGTTCGTAATAAGCCCGGCTGGACGGCGGGCGCGGGTGTGCTATGGGCGTCGATAGCCATTGCGGTCTCCTTGAGCGACAGCGGTGGTCAGGGCCGTTGGAAGGGTTCCAGCCTTCCCTCGGCCCGTTCTTTATGCTAGCAAGAAACTATGACGTCAAGTGCTGCTAGCAAAAAATCGAGAGGCCGTCCCGCTACCGGGATCGGTCACCAAGTTGTGGTGCGAATGCACGATCCCCTATTGTCAGCCCTCGACGCCTTCGCTGCGGACCATGGTGACCCGGCGCCATCGCGACCCGAAGCCGTCCGCCGTGCGCTGGCGGAGCACCTGAGGGCAAGAGGCTATCTGGGGATCGATTAACCAATGAGACGGGCCATCTGGGGTGCAGAGCCTTGCCCGCATCCGTGGCGACGCTCACTTGCCCCCGACCGGAGGCAAGTGGCCTGCAGGAGGATCAGACTTTGACACTTACTCACAGCGAAAAACTCATCCTGCTCATAGGTTTCATACTTTTTCGGACAGAGCTTTAAGCGCTGCCGCTACCACATCCATTGCTTTTAAGCGGTCTTCCTGTGCTCTCAAAACTAATTCAATAATATCTAAAGCACGTGCAATAGAGCGCGTGCTGCCCTCCGCCTTGGCTTCTTGCTTAATCGTCTCAATGGTGCTTCTGAGTGTTATCAGGTTCTCCTGACGCATGGCGGATAGAGCGGTTGGGTTGGACATGCTAGGTCTCAATGGTTGCGCAAGGGCTTCGGCTTCTCCGGCACTCGGAAGGTTCAGGAGCAAAACCGCCTTCTCGCATTCTGCTTCGGACTTCCAGAGGTTGTCAAAGTCTGAGCCCAGGGCCGGTTCAGCCAATCCTGCGACCTACACCAGAGTTTGCGACGCGCCCGCCTCGTCTCAGCCGGGATACGAGTAGGAACTGGTCCGGTCTGCTGTTCTTGATAAGGGCCAAACCGCACCTCGCTGGCGATTGCGACGGCCCTCAGGTGCTCAGCCTGCGGGGCTCGGCCCATGGACGTCCGGCCCTATGGCCCGGCCTATCAAGCCCCCGCGCCTGGAGGGGGAGTAGCGCGTCAAGCCAAGCATGCGTTGGCTTGCCTCACCCCTGCGGCGAGCACAGCAGCCCGCCCGCCATGCAGGGCAGCACCGTGGGCTTGCCATCGGGCGTGTAGAAGGCGCCGGGCGGGTAGTCCAACGGTCGGGACGGCGTCGCGGCACAGCCTGCGAGCGCGAGCGCCAGGACGGCTATGAGAGCGGTGCGGGCGTAGGCCATGGCCCCGAGTGTGCCGCTTGGAGGGATGGCCGTCCAGGGCGGGGCCTCGCCGAACGAAAAGGGGCCGCCCCGAAGGACGGCCTCTCACTTGCCAGAACATGCTCAACATCAGTCAGGGAGTCGTTCAGCCAGCTTCTCATGCAAACGATGAAGATCAACATTGCAGAGAAGCAAAGCGATCTCCTCGAATCGACTGCCGAGCGCGTCTTCTAGGGCTGCGATCACCTCAGCGACTTCGGCGTCGAGGATCTTGTAACGTTGCTGCCGATCCGAAGGCGGCTTTCCAGATTTGGCGCCGGACGCGCAAAGTTGGTCTCGTTCGGCCCTCACGGCCTCGACCTTGGCTACCTGCTCGTCGGCCGGAACCGCAGCGACTTTGAGCAGGGCAGATTGTTTCTTGTCGAGCCCTACCTCACGCGCTGCCTGCTTCGCCTCGGGCGAAATAGAGTCGATCTTGATGGCGCGACGTGCCTCTGTACGCTCAACGCCAAGCTTACGGGTTGCAGCGCTGATGCCTTTGTCAGCTGGCTGCTTTCCGCCCGGCAGAGGTTGGGCAAGTTGCCCAACCTCATCGTTAGTCAGCCTAATCCACTCCGCAATGTGCTCCGAACGCTCCAACAGTGTTAGTTCAGCCCGATGCAGGTTCTCAGCGATTTCCCAAAGCCGGAACTCGTCTTCGGTGCCTTCAACCACGTTGATCGTGATCTTGTCCCAACCGAGGCGGCGGGCCGCTTCGAGTCGGTGCCGGCCGGCGACGAGGATGACCTGCTCGCCGTCTCCGATGATGCGGACCTGAATGGGGGTCATCTGCCCCATCTTCTTAAACGACTCCATCAGGTCGAGCACGCGCTGTTCGTCCATGTGGCGAAGGCGATTTGGGATCGTAACCAACTCCGCTTCGTGCTTCTCCGAGCGCTGTACCGTGAGCATCACTGCACCTTCGGGAAGGGCTCGGATGCAAGGCCGGTTAAGCCCTCTTCCTAGAGGGAGATTCTTTCCCCAACCTTTTCCCGCCACTTCGGGCACCAGTGGGTCCAGGCGGTCGTCTTTGTTACGTCACCACCGCCCCAAGCACCCACACTCGCTTGCGAACCGCAGAAGCGCCGCAGAGATCGCCAGTGCCGGGTGCCTCCCATTCGGTTGCGGCCGAACGCTTACCGTACCAAGGCGCGCCGTCCGTGAACTCGACCGGTTCAAGCGTCATGCGCCCATCGAAATGGACGACCGCGAACTTGGTGCCCAGCTCGGGCTTGTAGCGGTTCGTGTCGATCGTGACGGGATTGCCGTCGATCTGCATGACGGCGAGGCCGTCGTGGACCGGGGCGGGCAGGGCCTTGGCGGGTTCTGGCGATCCTGCGATGCCAAGAGCGACCGCTGCAACCCCGAGGAGAGTAGCGGCAACACCACCCGGCGCCTTCTTCACTTCCTTCACGGCGGGAGGAAATGCCGTGGCGAGAGCCAGCATGCCCTTTGGGGTCACCCGCACGCTCGTGCCCGTCCACAACATCCCGTCCGCCTTCACGCCGGTCTCGACCTTGTGCTCCAGATAGCCGGCGGCAATCTTCGACTGGTAGGCGATGTCGTCAGGGCTGCCGTGGAGCTGATAGGTCCAGCCGTTTGTGCGCATCCATCGGTTCAGCGTCAGTGGCGGAACACCGAGGTTCTTCGCCGCAACGCGACGCGAGGTCGAGCCGAACGACTCCGCGATCCGATCGTGCGCCTGGACTTTCGGGACGAGCGCCGCGTTCTCCTCCTCGAGCCTCAGCACCTTCTCGGTGTAGGTCAGCAGCAAGCCGCGCATCGCGCCCGGGTCGTTCAGTACCGCGATCGGGTCGAACGCCGGGCGATCCTTCAGCCGCCGCTCGCAATCGATGAAGTAGGCGCGCATCCGCTTGCCGGCGTCGTTACGCTCGACCATCGACAGCTCTTTAGCCATGTCGATGGTGAGGGCGTATTCCTTGGCCGGGCGACCGCCGGAGCTTTCGCTCAGGAAAGAGCAGAAGTCTTTCTCCTCTTGGAACCCGTAGTCAGCGATGCGGCGGACAATCCAATCTTTGAATGCGGTCGACACCTCCAAGCCGTGGTGAAGGTCACGGGCATTGACGGTCTGGACGGCGGCTTCCCCGATCCGGCCTTCTGTGACGGTTGGAAATGGGTTATGGGGTTGATCGTTCATCTGGGCTCTCTCCAAGCCTTGGTGGAAACTGACCGGCGCTGGACACGCCGGGATGGGATGCGACGACGGGGCTGGGTTCCTAGGCCGCTTGCCCCGTCGTCCTCGCGACCGAAGCCGCTGTCTCTCGGTCCATCCGCTCTCGGAGCGATCGGACAATTTCGCTGGTCTGCGACGAAGCGTTCCTGCGCGCCTGCTGTGCGAGCCACTTCTTCACGTCGTTCGGCAGACGAACCATGAGTCGGGGCATGTCCCGGCTCGGTGCGGCAGTGGGCATGGGCATCTCCTAGTTACCAACTCGACATATATGCCAAGTCGGCAACTCATCCGTCAATGCTAATATGCCTAGTTGGCAACATTTATTTTTTGCCGAGTCGGCAGCATGCTTACGCGCATGAAGCAGCCCTACCCAAGCTCAACCGCTGAACGCATCATCGTACGTCTCCCCGACGGGATGCGCGACCGACTGGCCGACCTCGCGAAACTCAACAATCGCAGCACGAATGCGGAAGTCGTCGTAGCCCTTCAGCGGTGGCTTGACGGAGGTAGATCAGCTACCGAGCCGGAGCCCCTACAAATCATCCTCGATACCAGTGGTATGCCGACCTCGTGGGCCGAGGTGAGCATGCTCCTTGATGCCCTTCTCATGAACAAGAACCTGACGCCTCACTCTATCCACGTCATGGTCAATACCGTCTCCATGGAAGGGTCCCGAGATCGCAAAGCTGAGACAGAGCGGCTTGCGGATTTGATTCTTAAAAAGACGGGTGCTCCCTCTCAAATCCAAAAGTGATCATGAGTCCCTTGCTGATCCCCGGGCCAACTGCCGGGCAAAGTCCATCACTGCGCCAGCTTCATCGACTTCGATAGGCCCTGAACTAAGCGCTGCTGCGGGGCGAGAAAATTGATCCCGGAACCTGCACTATTCATCAGCGCAGCCAGTTTCGACTTCATGCCAGCCGCCTGTCCGATGACTGGATTGGCGGCTGTGGCGCTGTCGATCAACCCTTGGATGATGGGCGCCATTTCGGACACGACGGATACCGATCCGCTGGATTGAAGGTTTGCAAGCTCGTCCACGAGTACTTCGACCTGAGTCACGACCGGATTGGCCGAAACGAGGCTGGCAAGCTGCGCCGTCGCGACTTGGATCAGCCCCTCGATGCCGCCGCCGAGCACGGAACCGACACCATCGATGTTGGGGGAAAGGAACTTGCCCAACGCATCCTTGATGTGCGTCTGCAGATAGGACGGTTCCTTGCTGACGATGGCGTCCGTCATCTTGGTGAGGCCGGTCGGGTCTTGGTTCAAGATCGGAGCCACGGCGGCGACGGCCGGGATCGCACCCTGCACGATTTGTCGGAACTGGCTTGTCACGTCGAACAGGCCGTGATGGCTATGCTCAATGTGCGACATGCGGGCCGCTACGCCCTTGAGCTGTTCGTTCAGCTCGTAGGTCGTCAGTGGTTTGTCGCCCTCCGTGGCCGACATCACATGCTGCTTGGCCGTGTGATAATGGCCGTCGCGGGCAATATGGCTGTTCTGGCCCTGGTCGTCGTGGCGCTTCGACTCGCCTGGCTTCAAGTTTTTCGGGCGGGTACGCGCGTCACCATCTGACAGAACCACGGGATGAGAGCGGTTGCCGTTAACGAAGCCGACCATGACCTCGGTACCGTTCGATCCGTTGCCGTCAGGCGCGGGAGGCACGGTGGTGACGCCGTAGATCTGCGGTCGCTCGGCGGTCAGCCGCTCGTTATGGAAACCGCGGAAGTCGACCGTCTGCATTTTCTTGGAGTCGTCGGCCCCCATAATGACGCCGCGGATGATCCCGAGAAAGGCGCGCGGCTCACGCCAGTTCATGGTGAGCTTCCGGTATCGGGCGGATTGGGGGCGGCGTTTCCGAGACCAGAACCCGACGTGGGATTAGCGTCGGTCGGATTGAGGGGCAGCATGCTCGTGAGGGCGTTCGGCAGCACGCATTCCAGGGTGGTCGTCGTGCCGCTGTCGCTGTCCTGGCCGTAGACCACACTCTGGACGCCGAGCGTCTGTGTCCCATCGGCGTTCGGGAACAGTGAAGGTGCCTTCACCGACACGTTCTCGGTCACGTTCCATAGATTGCCGTCCGGCCGCTTCCATCCCTGCACGGTGATGGTGGCCTGGACTTGTAGCCATGTGTCGATGGCGCGCAAATAGTTCGCGTGGGCCACCATTTCGGCACTGTCGCCTGGGTGAGGACTTATCACGATTTTCTCGCGGCCAGCCGGGAGCGTGGTGTCGACGCTGCTTCCCGAATAGTCCCGCGGCGGGCGGCTGTTATCGTCGCCGGGGGTCTGACTTACTGCGGTGTATTTCGACCATGCGGACTCGTTGACGAGCCGGACGGTCGCGCTCTTGATGTTGATGCCTTCCTGCAAGGTCGCGACCGGCGCGGCGCTTGGATCGCCCTGGCCGACGACGAGGTTCCCCTGAGCGTCGTCGGTGTGGAACACGCCCCGCATCGAGGCCAGGCGCTGCAGCATCTCGTGGACGGTTTCGCCGAACTGCGGCGCGAGCCATCGGAAGGGCTTTCCGAAAATCGGCGGCGGGTTCCGCACGACGAGGCCGACACCGTGCGGCGCGAGAAGGGCGCGGGCCACCTGCTGGTATGTTTGCCCGCTGAAAGTGCCTGGCTTGATCGGCACGGACGAGTCGACAAGGTTGGCCGTCACGGACCGCCCCTGTAGCACGAGTTCATGGCCTTGCGCGTCGATCGAAGTCGAGCGCGCCGTGATGTTGCCCGCGATCACCTGTATGCCCGCTAGCGACACGGTGACGGCGTCGCCCGGCTTCAACCGCATCGCGGCCCACCCCTGGCCGAAGGCGCCAGGCTCGACGGCGCCGAATGAGAACAGCGACGAGAAAGCGCCATAGTCGCGCTCGACCATGATAGATTTCCAGTCGCGGTAGGTTTGGCCTCCGGCCGTGATGACCGCGAGTTCGTCGGTGTTCGGCATTCAGACCTTCCGACGCATGGGGCGGCTCGGCCGCGCGTAACGCCCCCACATCGCCCGCGCAACGTCGTGGCGGCGCGGCACGTTGGGTTCCGGCGCGTTCGGTTCCGGCGCGTCTGCCCAGCGCGCGGCCTCGCGCTCCTCTGGCTGCTCAATGTCGAGCGTGACAGTGATGGGCGCGCTCATGGCAGCACTACGGTCAGGGCAAAAAGCTCTTGCGCTACCGGCTCGAACGTCTCGGCCGTGTGCCCGTGCGGGGATGCGTCGCCAGGATCGCTCGACAGCTTCGCGCTCGGCTTCGGCCCGATGACGGCGGGCTGGGGCACCGGGGCGGGAGGTGCAGCGGCGGGCTGCGGGGCGTCGCTCATCGCACGAAGCCGAGGGCACGATACTGCATCGGCAACTGGGCCTGGACGATTTTCCGGCTCTCCAGATTGTCTTCGGCCCCGCGCTGCCCGGCGGCGCGCGCCAGGGCGGTCCGCGTGTCGGCAATTACCCCGTCCAGCTCCGCGCCGACGCGCTCTCGCGCCTCGGCCTCGCTCTCGCGGGTGGCGCGCTTCGCCTCTTTCCGGCTGGGCACGGTGCCGTCTCGGACATGGCGGAAATACGCGGCGCCGGCCGCTATTTCGGAACGAGAGTAAAGGTTCAGCGGGTCGAGGCTCATGGCAAAAGTCCATTTATGCGGAGGACCGCGGCTTGCGCGTCCGTCATGGCGGGTCCGTCCGCGTCGCAGCCCTGGTAGTGCGCAGCCTCCCGGAGGCCGGCGGCGGGGAGCGACACGCGGTCGAGGAACGAGCGGTGAGGGATGGCGGGTAGGCCGGAAATGGCGGCGTAACCCTTGATCCGCTTGCGGATCAGGTGAGGGCTCACGAAGCGGTTGACCGTGCCGGCGCCGTAGTTGGCGCCCGTCACGGGGTCCACCCAAGTCTCGATTTCCGGCGTGTGATCGCGGGTGGCGGCGCGGCCGTTGAAAGCTTCGACGGCTTCAATTTCCGCCTTGCCATCGGGTAAGCGCGAGTTCGCATGGCGAATGGTGCGCTCGATGTCCGACAGACGCCGCAGCTTCCCCGCCAGCGCCTCGGCGTCGCGCTGGTACTCATCGATCAAGCGAACGCCCTCTTTCCGGCCGGCCCTGGCCTTGCTGTAGAGGTCGGCCCGCTCGGCCACGTCACGCTGCTCGGCATCGAGGCTTTCGCGGGCGCGCCATTCGGGCTCCAGCACGGCGCGCCGGGCGTCGGCCCGCTCGATGTCCCGCCGGCACCGCGTCATGGCGGCGTCGTGGGTGGCGAGTTCGTCGTTCGATGCCGTCACCAGCAGGCCCGGCCGCATGTCGCCAAGACGGGACAGCTCACGCTCGGCATCAGCCTTCACCTTGTCGAGGCGGCCCAACTCGGCGCCGATCTCGTCGGAGGTCGAGGTGTCGGCCTTGAGAGGACGGAAGCGTTCAAGCAAACCCATGGGCATCCCAGGTGTATAAGTTGCGGCCGCGCGATCCTTGACCGCCTACTGGGCGACCCGCCCATGCGGAGCGCGGAGAATCGCTTGCCGTTACTCGACGGGCCGCGTCGCCGTCGCTGCATTGCCCCGCACACTGCAACGATACGGGCTGTATCCGGCGTTGTCACTTGGACAAAACAGGACAAATAACCGGACAAAACCGGACAAGACTTAGAGCGCGCTGATTGGTATATACCAGCGACCGCCTTTTTTCACGCCGGCGCCCCGCTGCGCTCGCTTCAACGCTGTTTCGTAGTTCACGCGCCAGTGCGAGGCAGCGACGATGAGTGGGACGAGATGCCCATCGGCTGACCGTGCAAGATAGGCGTCACGTGCAGCGCTCGCGGCCGTGACGGCCACTTCGAGAGCTTCGAGCACCACGTCGTCAGGCATCAGCGCCTCCCGCCGAGGAACCCGCGGGGGGAGTCGCCCCATATGCTGTCCGCGCGGGGCCGCGGCGCCGGCCGGACGGGCTGAGCGGCAGCCGACGGCCGAGACACCACGTCCGCCGCGGCCTCCTCGGGCCGCGTCACCGCGAACTCAAGATGCCGCTCGATCCGGCGCGGAAGGGATCGGCGGACCGCGAGCGCCCCCACCATCGTGTCCAAGGCTTCGTTGCGGTCCCGGATCAGCACCCATACAACATACGACTGGCCCGCACGCTTTCGCACTTCGCGCCGCTCGGCGGTCAGCATCTGAAAGTAGTGCTCGCCGAAGGCATCGTCGGCCGGGAAGTGGATAAAGCCGGGGCCGGGCTCCGTGATGGCGAGGCGCCCGTAAATAGCATCCTTCCCCGTGTCGACGCCAAGCATCCACAAGTGGTCGTTCGACTTCGACCGGATGGCCGTCGTCGGCCACAGGGGCTTGTTGCCCGACATGCCCTTGCAGGCGAAAACGCGCCGGCCCTTCCGGCGGCGGCAATAGGCATGAACTTGTGCTGTATGATTTCCACCCGTATCCACTCCGAATGCGCCGATGCGAAGCACGCGGCCGTCCTGCGTCTGGAAGCGCCGGGACAGCACGGCGTCGAGTTCGGCCCAAGCTTGCGGCTGAGCAGGGTCCTCGCGGATGACCTCGTACAGGAACGGCCAAGCTTCCTCGTCGTGCCCCCAGCCGACAAGCTGAAACTCCAGCCGGTCACCCTGGACATCACAGAACCCGGTCACGGCCAGCACGGCGGCTGGGAGATCGTCTGGCCCGTAGGGCTCGGCCCGCTCGATGAACTTGGACCCGTCCACCGTCGTGCCGATCGCTGGTTCCCACAGTTCAGCCAGGGCTGTGTTGACGAATTTGCGCATCAGCTCCGGGTCGCCCTTGGCGTCCAGAAACTCGGCCACCACCGTCCGCAGTTTATGGCGGATGCTATAAAGCTTCGATGCCGTGAAGCCGGCGTGCCCCGCGTAGGGACTCCGGGCACCGCAGTGGCGGCACAGGGACCGCCCGGTCGCGTCCCACGTTTCCGGCTCCTGCGTCTCGCCGCAGCATGTGAACGAGCGCGTCTGCCGCCATCCGTGGTCCGGCGCGTGCTCCAGCGCCCGAAGCGCCGCCCGGCGCTCGTCTTCCGTCCACAGAGCGCCGCAGCTCGCGCAAGCGATGGCGGCAGACCGCGGCCGGTGCTCCCGCGTCGTCTGCCCCTCGATGACGTCGAGCGTCACCGTCCCGTCGGAAAGCAGCTTCTCCCATTTCACCTGCGACCAGGCGAGCGTCTGCGCGTGGCCGCAGTGCGGACAGGCGACAAAGCATTTTCGCTGGTCGCTCGCCTCGTATTCCCGCCCGATACGGCTCGTTCCCTTCACGGTCGGGGAACACGTCCGAACGAGCTTGCCGCGGTTGACGTCGAGGTAGGTCGACGCCCGTTCCTCGGCGAGCTTGAGCGGGTCGCCCTCGGCGCCGGCGCTCGGCGGGTATTTGTCGATCTCGTCGGCCAGGATCACCCGGCGGGGCCGGGACGCCAGATCGGTCGGCGAGTTCGCGCCCACAAAATCGAGCGAACCGCCGGGGTAGTCCTTGTGCGCGATCGTGTTCTCACTGTTGCGGGACCGCGGCGTGCGCACCAGGGCGCGGAGCGCGGGCGTGACGGCAACGGTCGGCCCGAATCGTTCCTTCGAGAAGTCTTCAGCCGCGCCCTGGCTCGGCTGGACGAACAGGATCGAAGACGGGTCTTGGTGGATGAAATAACCGCAGACGTTAATGAGCAGTTCGGTCTTTAATAGTTGTGTTGAGCACATGACCGTTACTGTGTGTGTGCCGCGCTCGGTCACCGCCATCATCGGCCCGTAGGCGACAGGCTGCGCCGAGGTGCGCCACCTACCGGGGGCGGCGCTGGTCTTCTGAGCGACGTACCGGAACCGCTCGGCCCACTCGACGAGGTTCAGGCGCGGGGGCGGGCGGAGCACCGTCACCACCGTCGCCAATCTCGTCATCCAAGGAAGGGGCGCCGTCGAGGAATGCATGGGGGTCGCTCAACTCTTCAAGGGCTTCGTGGATTTCGGCGGTGAGGCGGTCGACCTGCTCATCGGTGAGGTCGCCGGACAGCTTGCCGGGCAGGCCGAGCAACAGTTCGCGGACGGTCGCGAACATGCGCTCGACGAAGGCGACCATCTCGGCCACGGGCGCGAGGTCGCCGCGCTTCGTGTCGAACTCCAGCTTGCGGAGCCAGGCCACGTAGGTCTCTTTGAGCGCGCGAGCGTCGGCGTAGGACATGGGCGCGCCATCGACCTCGACGGGACCAGCGCCGTCATCGTCGAGCGTCGCATCAACGTCGGGCGTCGTCGCATCAGCCGGGCGAAGCGTTGGATCAGATGGCGCACCGTCCAGGGCATCGAGCCGCCCGTCACGCCGACCGGATCTCGTGAGGTCGATGGCGCTGGCGCGATAGGCCAGCACGTCCGAAAGCCGGACTTTCCCCTCGTGGAACTCGATGGCGCTGCCCTTCAACTGGCGCGCCAGCGTGCTCTTGTGAACGCCGATTTCACGCGCCGCGGCCGATATGGAAATAGGTTCGTCGTTCATGCGCCCTCCGAGCGTCGCATCAGCCGGCGTCGCATCAGTTTTTGCGCCTGGCCCTAGGAATTGGTCGACATTGCGCGTCCCCCGAGGGGTGGTTCCCGTCCAGGAGGACCCCAGGATTTCTCAAGGGCCAAACATGACCGCCGCGGATCGTGGTGACGTGCGTCGCATCCGAGGAGATGACCTTGATGCGGGGTTCGCCGCTCAGCCTCTCGAATGCGTCCTCTAGCAGCGACCGCGCTTCGGCGTAGCGGACCATGGCGTGCTGATTCGATGTGGACGGGACAGCATCGCGTCGCTGCTCCTCGATGAGGAAGTCTTCGGCTTCGTCGAGGACATCCAACGCGCGCTCGATGTGATCCAGGGCAGCGGCTTCCTGCCCATTGGCGAGGTCCACGAGAACGGGGGTTTCGGTGGTGTCAGACATAGGTTCTGTCCTTCTGTGGTGCGCCGGATGACCGCCCGGCGCGGCGGATCTCATGGAATGTCGTTCGGCACGGCCGCGGCGATGCGGGCCTCGGCGCAGCGGCGCCGGTGCTCGGCATGGCATTCCGAATGCAGCCAATGGTGCGTGCCGGGCGTGGACGTCAGAACCGCGATAAAGAGCCGGCCTGCGGCTTCGCTCTCGCCGCAAACATGGCAACGGTTGGGATCGGCCTGGGGCTCGAAGGACGTGAAGCGCAATGCGCTCCGCTCGTGATTTTCACAGACTGACTGTTTTTCACCGGGGCCACTGGGGCCGCTGGGGCCGGGTTCGCTAAGTACTTCGAATTGCGGGTGGTTTTCTCGGCACGACCCCGGCCCCACTTCGTAATCTGCACCGGGGCCACTGGGGCCAGTGACTGGAGCCGGCCCCAGTGGCCCCGGCATGGTTTCCACACTGGGGCCACGACGGTCGATCTCTTGCCCTTTGATCTGCAAAGGTTTTTCGCGGGTGGCCCCAGTGGCCCCGGTGGCCCCAGCGGAATTCGCATGGTCCCGCGCTTTTCGGAGGATCGCGCCGAAGTCAGGCATCGTCGCCTCCGAAGATGGAAGCACCGATGTGATAGACGCGGGGCCGGCCGTGACCCGGGACGCGCACCTTCGCGCTGAGATGTTCTCCCTTTTCGGGCCTCTTCAGGAACCCGCGCTCGACGAGTGCCGCGGCGAGCGCCCGTGAGTCGAAGCCCGCGCAGACCTCGCCCCAGGCGTCGGCCGTGATGTAGAAGTCGAAGGCCGACCCATCGCCGTCCGACACCGTCCGGCGGTAGCCTGCAAGGTTGAGGATCCGGGTCTCGTCAGCCCTGTCCTCCCACGCGGCCAGGAAGCGGGAGGTGCCGTGGGCGGAAAGGAAGGCCCGCACAGCGGCGATGCCGTCCCTGACCTCACTGGGCTCGACCCCGCCGCGGGCTTCAACCCAAGCCTTGAAGCAGGTCCGCGTGCTGTTGAGTGCTTCGCCGCTGTCCCAGGGCAGGATGCCGAGCGCGGTGGCAATCTCGCCTGCCGCCGCGATCAGACCGAAGCGCCCGGCGACACGCTGGACCTGGCCGTCGGCACCGGCTGGGCAGTTGTCGGCCACGAAGTCTCGCACGCTCCCCTTAACCTCCTCACGAAGGTCGTCGAGGTCCGGCGCGACAAACTCGATGAAGGCGCGGGCCGCCGTGCCGTAGTGCTTGGATGCCGCCGCAGTGAGGTGTTTGGCCAGAGCACCGGCCGCAGCAAAACCGTGGAGCGTTTCGAACAGGCCAAGACCCGATCCAGTGTCGGCCGGCACGTCGACCACTCTGACCTTCTGACCCGCCGTCTGCTTGCGGCCGCGCGCGTCCTCGGCGATCTTGTCGGCAAGCCCTATCTCTCCTGAGGACAGGAACAGCAACCTCCACTTCGCCGGCTTCCGCAGCATCGCGTCCCTGGATGCGCGGGACTTACCGGCGCCGTTCGCCAGCATGTAAGCGACCTCGCCGGCCTCGCGCCCGCCGAGTTGCGCCAGTTCGTCGAGGCAGAGAAGAGCATCATTGTGCGAGGTTGCGACCGCCTCCAACCCGTTCGACGTGGCGCGCCAGGCCCGGACGTACTTCTGGTCGCCGCCGCCCCAGACCGAACCCGCCAGCATCAGCGCCGTGGTCTTGCCGATCGACGAGGGGCCGCGGAGGTGGATGCCGCCGCTCTCCTCACCACAGGGTCCCACGAGTGCTGCAGCGAACGCGGTCGAGATGGCCAGCACGAGCCGGCTGTTGCCGGCGGCGTAACGGGCCACCTCGGCTTTCCAATCATCCAAGGTGCCGCGTACATTGAAGGCATGGTCGACGCTGCCGCTCGTCTGCAAGATCACACGCTCGCCATTCTGCTGCCCAATCGCGCCGTCCGGCAGCACGAAGGCTGAGCCGTACCAGCCGGTCGCAGACACGGCCCGGGCGCGCGCCTCGACGTGGACACCCGTGAGGAAGTTGACCAGCAGGTTCCTCGCCTTGGTACCGGCGCCGACATAGAGGCCGCCGTCGAGCAGCACCCGGCGCACGTCGGCGCCATCGGTTGCCAGGATTGATCGCGGCATGGCCCACTCGCGCGAACGGCCGTCCGGGTCGGACCATCGGAGCAGCACGCCCCACGACTGTCCGCGGTCGTCGCGACTCTCGGCCAACACGTCGAACCGGCCGGAGACAACCACCTCGGGCTTTTCGTCGTCGGACGGGTCGGACCAGACGAGGCCTCGCTGAAGCATCCTGAAGCCCGTCGGCCAAACCGGCTCGGCGACTTTCGCGGGACGGGCGGCGTCGAGTAATGCGACAAGGTCGGCGCCGGGCGGCGGCGGGTTCGCCAGATCCCATTTCGGCGGGAAGTCGGTCGGCACCGGCACTACGGCCACACTGTCGGCGCCCGCCTTCAGCGCAAGATCGGCGAGCGTGGATGCGGCCCCGCGGCCGGCGGCGTCGTTATCGGGCCAGAGCACCACCCTGCGGCCCTTCAGCGGCGACAAGTCGACGTGCTTCACGCCGTCGGCACCGCCGGGCCATGCGGTCACGGCATGGTCTGGAAACAGCTTCGTCGCGGGTGCCACCTTCTTGCAGCCCTCGACGATCAGCACCCGTGCGAGCGGGGCTTGCGCCAGCCGATGCAAGTCGAACAGCGGCCGAGGCGACGGCAGGTGCTTCAAGCGCCATTCCTCTTTCCCGCTTTCGTGCCGGCACCAAGTCGCGAAGCGGATGTCCTTGCCAGTCTCCGTGAGCCACCGGCATTCCACGCCGAGGGCCTGCCCGGCCGCGTCCCTGAACGTCCAGGTGAACTTCGGCTCCCGACCGCCGAGCTTCACCTCGAGCGGGAAGGCGTCATCCGGCACCGGCACGATGCAGGTCCAAGGGTCGCGCTCCGGCTCGGGCTTAATTGGCCGGAGCTGAGTCCTACCCTTCGCGCCGGGATCGTCGTTCGCGGCGGGCTCCCATTTCGGAAGGCCGAGCCGATCGCGGACAAAGTCTTTACAAGTATTGAGGTCATCGCCCGAGAACGAGTGAACGATAACATCGTCACCGTCCAGCTTAACAGAGAGCGAATCGTCGGAACGGCTATGCCCCGGACCAGGGCAACGGATTTGCTGCCCGATGACTTTGCCGTCGAGGGCGCGCGCGGCGGAACGGAGGTCGAGGCTCATGGGCGGACGCCTTCCGCGAAGGCGCGCCGGAGCAGCCCGTTGCACGCCTTAACCTGTTTCGGACTGAAACTGCGGTGCGGCTGCCGGTATGCCTGATCGGCGATGCTGATGCAGAAGGATGCCTCCCACTCCGTCGCCCACGGCTGCGCCGCGATGGCAGACATCCAGGCAATCGTGGCGTCGCGGGTAAGAAGATCGATTTTCGGAAATAGCATCGGGCCAGGCAGCTTGACCGACTTAGGCATCGGGCCGCCGGCGAGCGTCGCAGCAAGATCGTGCCAGTCGGCCCCACCGGATTTCAGGGTCCGCTCGATCGCTGCTGCGGTGGCGGCGACCTCGCCCTGGACGGGGCTCGAAAACATCGGAACGAGCTTCACGAGGCGCGCCGCGGTGTCGGGGGAGAGGCGGCTCATGAGCGCGCCTCCCCGATTCCGAAAGCCGCCAGATGCGCCCGGACAGTTGCCGGGTGGACATGCGAGCGCGCCGCGAGCAGCGCGATGACGTCGATCGGATCTTGAAGTAAAGTCGCGGAAGTGGGATAAGCCGGGTTGTCACGGGTCGGGAAACCATTGACACCCCGGGGGGCCACCGTTGCGAGCGGTGCGCCCCTCGATTTGTTTCGGGCCATAACTTATACGGCCTCCGTCACAGCAGAGAAAAAAGCCCGGAGCGCCCTGCGGCTCGCGCACCACCGGCCACCGACCTTGCGGGCGGGTAGAGCGTTGGTGTCGAGAAGGTGGTGCGTCTGCCGCTTGGTACGGCCGATCTCACAGGCGATGCCGGAGACTTCCCACACGAGATCGTCCCCGATAGGGCGATCCAGGGCGGGCGCTATACTGTGAAGTGAGTTGAGTTGAAGTTCCGTCATCTGCTCGCCTCGGCGAGCATCGGAGCCCAGAACGCAAAAAGGGACCCGATGCTTTCGCATGGTCCCTGGAGGCAGGCTCCCGGTGGACGGAATGCAGGTTGAAAAGAAGCTTAGTCTGAACCCCTGGCGGCAGGCGCCCGGTGGGTAAGCAACCAAATAGCGTCGCAGAGATCCGAGCGCAAGCGATTTTCGACATAAAACAACAACAATAGCGCGGTGCGCGCGACTACCGCCGCCACCCCCCGAAATGACCTGATATGCATGTTCAGGGCGGGTATTCAGCGACATGGGTGCGACATGGGCCGTGAAACACAAGTGAAACCAATGGCCCTTGCCGGACTCTGACTCCGTCAATCTTGGTTCGAATCCAGGTCCCCCAGCCATTTGTTTTCGCTCGATATTCCGCTCTTACCGCATATGCCTCATCGGTCCAGTTGGGAGGACGGTTGCGCGTTTTGGTTCTGGTTTCGAGCTTGGCGATGCCCGATTCCGCCAGCGCCACGTCCCGACAAAAGTAGCTCGCGTCGAGGATCGACTTCACGTCCGACAGGTTATGGCCCGTGATGGTGGCGATCTCCGGCACCGTGCAGCCGGCCAGCGCCACGTGCAGCACCGCGGTGCCGCGAAGGTCGTGGAAGGTTCGATCGTCGATATTGGCCTGCGCCGCGGTGCGGCCCCAGGCCACCCGGAAGCTGTCTTCCGTCCAGGGCCGCTTGAACGACGACAGCATGACCACGGGGCTTCGGCGGGGCAGCGCGTCGAGCATGGCTTTCAGCGGGGCGCCGGCCGGGATCGTCACGCGCACGCCCGTCTTGCTCTGCTTCAAGCGGATGTAGCGGCCGTCATAGGCCGACCACGGCAGCCGGAGCAGGTCGCCCTGGCGCTGGCCGGTCCACAGGGCCAGCATCAGGGCGAGGCGCATCTCCGGCCGGGCCACGGCCATGAAGGCCTCGAGGTCGCCATCGCTCCACACCTTGTCGGCGCGGGTGCCGTAATGCCTTTTAGCCTCACGCGCATGGCGGCCCGCTTTCCAGGCCGCGAGGTGGTCGACGTCATCGGTGCTCTCGGCCTGTCCTGAAACGATCACGATCTTGCCGGCCTGGTCAATCTCGACGCGCGAGACCGCGACGCCGGCGGCCTTGACGCCTCTGACGGCGCGCAGCACGTCGGCCTGGCGGAAGGCCTGGCGGCGGGTCACGGCGCGGCCTCGGCGCCGTCGAGCAAACGGCCGATCCAGGTCAGGATGCGCTGGGGGCCGATCCCCGTCACCCCGTCCCACGACGCCGGATAGTCCGGTCCCGGGCCGCGCTCCGCCGCGTGGAAGCTCACCTGGCCCGACGGCAGGTTGACGTAGAGCACGAGCCGATGGACCGGCTGATCCGGATCGAAGCCGCGGCCCCAGACAATGCCGAGCGCGCCGGCATGCGTGGCCAGCGTGGTGCAGAGATTGCCGATCGCCCATCCCTTGCGGTCATAGGCCATTCTCCGGAACGAACCGCGGCCCCGCTCTCCGCCGCGATAGACCTTGGCCCGTTCGGACGCCTTCTGGGCTCGAAACAGGTTGACGGCCACGACGCCGGCCGGTCCGTGTTGCCCGAGGCGCGCGTAGAGGGCGCGGGTGGCGTCGCCGTCCGGGCCTCGATAGGCTTCGGCCGCTTCGGCAAAGCCGCCACTCACCGGCACGTCTCCGGCATGGCGTTGTGGATGCGGCTGTCGAGCAGGGGGCCGGCGTCGGTCCATTCGATCGCGCTCTTGTCGCCCAT